CTTTACAGGGAATTTGGGCATTATATGCCAGTTAGTCGTTATTAAGGACTAACCCTAGGTTAACAGAGTCAACTTTAGCCGAAGCTCTTAAAGGAGAAATCCAATAATAAGAGTGAGCTGCCCGTGAGGGTAGTGAAAATGCACTAGTTCGACCAAGACATAAATCCTTGGTGACTTTTCTACATCTTCAACTATGAAAAACTTTAATCTTCACAATTTATTTATTGTGAGATTGATAACTAAACTATTTAGTTATAGTTCTTCACTAACTGTAAGACATTTCCTTGGATTAGTAGCAAAAATGAGATCAAATAATGGTCTCGCATATACTATAAAATATATGAAAGCTACTAAATTAGCAATCACTAGATATATATGTGGTAAACCACTATACATTAATGATGCTAATGTATCCATTGGTAAAGATGGATGACCTACTAAATTTAAGTTTCTACAAAAACTTGTAGATTCTAACATAAGAGTCTTAATGACTCTTATGACATATAGTAGATCACTAGTTCCTACAAAGGCAGAAATAAATGCCAGAGTAGTGAAACTAAATACAATTACCGACCCTTATAAAGGGAAAGAATATACTATTCCAAAAGAATTTATAATTAAATTCTTGGAACAATATAAATTGTATTCATCCAAACCAAGTTATGATGAAAGCAAACATTACTTAAGTGTAAAAGGTTCTCCTTTAGGAAAAGCCTCTTATACAAGTAATTTTGCAGTTGGAGCATTAAGTGTATCCCAATTACATAATATAAAATATATAGTTGGAAATTACTATGATAAAATTTATAATCATTGATATGATATAAAATTTAATCATAGAGAACTTAATGTTCCTAACATAACTGGAAAATTATCCGTAGTTCATGATCCTGAATTAAAAGAAAGAGTAATTGCAATGTGTGATTACACAACACAATTTACTCTTCGTCCTATACATGATATATTACTTAATAAATTAAATAATTTACCGTGTGATAGAACTTTTACTCAAGATCCGTTTCATAAATGAAACAATGAACCTATGGAATCTTACCACTCATTAGATCTCTCTGCAGCTACAGATAGATTTCCAATTAAACTTCAGCAAAAATTGTTGAGTCTAATGTTCAATGATTACCATTTTGGTAAAAATTGAAGAGATCTACTTGTACAAAGATCCTATTTGTTTGAAGAACAAGAATATAAATATTCTGTTGGTCAACCTATGGGAGCTTATACAAGCTGAGCTGCATTCACCTTAACACACCATTTGGTAGTTGCCTGATCTGCATATTTATGCGGAAAAGAAAACTTTAACCAATATATTATACTTGGTGACGATATTGTTATTAAAGACAATAAAGTTGCAAGTAAATATATTACTCTTATGAGTAGATTCGGTGTTGATATATCTTTAAACAAGACACATGTATCAAAAGATACATATGAATTTGCTAAAAGATGAATCAAAGGTGGGAGAGAAATTAGCGGGTTATCTCTAAAAGGAGTTGTAAATAATATAAATAGTATTCATGTAGTTTACATGAATATATTTAATTATTATTTACGTAATCCTTCTTTAAGAGTTGACCTGTTAACATTAATGGGTTACCTATATAATGGTTTAAAATTAAAAGGAAGATTTTATAAATCTAACTTTATTATTAAATCATTAATAGACTTCCACCAAGCTATAAGATTTTCTTTTGGATTATCTAATTATGAAGAATTAAGAAATTACTTCATAAATAAAATTCAAATTGAAAATTATATAGTTCCAAATGAAAATACCATCTCCCTTAAAATAAGGGAAATATTATCACTTGGTATGGTGGACCAAGCTAAAGCTATGGTCAGAACTATAAATAAAAATGCTAATCTTTATGAAAATAAAGTTAGTAAATTTGTTTATAGTAAAGACTATCCTTTAAAATTTGGTTATCTAAATCATATAAATAATTTAGTTAATCAACTTAAAGGATTCTCTAATGGAAATTATAATTTGTTAAATATAATTTCAGTTATTAGAGTTCAGAGTTTAGACCAAATATTAAATTTTGAAAGAAATTCTCATCAAAATTTAATAGTGATGGATAAACTCTGAAAAGCTTCATTTAAAAAGTTTATCATTGAACTAAATAAACAATTAGTTGATGAAAAACCTAAAATGGATCTAATGGCTCACATAAGAAGTGGAAACTTCTTATCTAAACCATATGGATCTAGCTTAGCTACTCTTAAACCATGATATGAAGAGTTAGAAGTTAATCTAAAAAGATCAGCTTCTGAATTCCTAATTATGGATTCGAGAGCAGTGTCTAAGGTAAAAGTTAGAGACTCCTTGACTTATACCAACGCTTGACAACAATATTTTATTGATTGTACAAGAAATGGGAAAGTCATTGACTTTAACCATAAAGTATAACTTTATAGTTAGTTATCAATCGGAGTTTTAAACTCCGCGATTTACGTCCTTTGTTTTATCAAG